CTGCGCTTCCAGCTCGATCAGTTCAGTGATATACTGCTTGGTTTCTTCGTCAAGTTCATTGAAGGCATTTTCGGCGGCGGTCAGGACAGACTGGAAGTCTTTGCCCAGAAGAGAACCCACATCAGTCGGTTCAGGTTGTGATTGGCGCTCCTTTACATTCGGATTATCACCGGTAGATTTGTTTGTAAATGCATCGGGTTGCCCTTCCTGCTTCAGTTGCTGCTGCAGTTTAATCATCTCTTCCACTTCTTTCCGGCTGGCATCAATTCTGGATTGTATTTCCTCCTGATTTTTCTTTGTCATACCTTCCCCAACCTGACTGAACTTTTCCTGCACTTCCTGTATGGGGGGCAAAACAGAGTCAGTCAGCTTCTTTGCCTGCTGAATTACCTTCTGTATTGCGTCCTCATTTTTTTCCGGGTCAACGATGGTAATACCAAGGCCTTTCAGCATCTTGTTTACTGCCTCGATATCTTTCGGTAGGTCTGAATAGTCAATACCGGCTTTCCAGACCAACCCATTGCTATCACTTATTTCTACAGGCATATGTACTTTTTTAAAGTCCGAAAAATTGGTTTATATCCATTTCGGTTTCCAACTCGCCAACATGTTCCACTTTATCCTTGTCCAGGCCTTTATATTTTGGAATTGTAGCAGAAAGCATCAACATGTTTCGATATGATCGTACCCACATTATTTCCTCCCACGTAAACCGGAAATACTTCACCCAGCTGCCAACAATACCCCAGAGGCTACTTAACTCCCCTGTGTCTGCGGATTCATCTTGATCAGGTTCACGCCCCGAATCGAGATTATAGAGCTCATAAAAGCCGTAACGTCCAGCTGCTGCAGAATGGCGGTAAAAATCACCAGTAGTTCCTTTGCCGTTACATTATCACGTATGAGCCGTACCAGCCACTTTTCCGGCTCATTACGCTGTTTGGACAGTGCAATAGCTGCAATCATGATCACTGTTTCTCCATGGGCATTAATGGCTGCATGCGCCGCATCCATTACGCCGGCTTTCCCTTGCAGCAGATCCGGCTGTATGGTGTTTACCAGCTTACTGATCTGAATCAGCTTTCCCAATGGAAGCTGAGGCAACACCAATTCATAAACGTTGTTTTGCTGTTTCTTAAACATGCGGCGCCATACAGGGACCCGGGCAGCAGGTTCCGTGATGGTAACCTTTATGCCTGTTTCCAGTAGTGTATCCGCAACCTGGTTAACTGTGGTTTCTTGCATGGTAGTATGGTATATATGTGAAAGCCCCGGTTAAGGGGCTTTCAAGGTTTGAAACAGGTAAAGGATTATGACGGCATTACACCCACATATGTAAACGGAGGCGTATTGGCTTTGGTCGGTTGCAACAATGTTCCGGTAACATGGATCAGGGCAAGAGCGTTATGTTTGAAGTTCCATTCAAACCTCGCGTCAATCTGCATGCGAGGCACTTGGATTTTTGCCCCGTTTTTATGTACCAGTTCTACTGAAGCTTCAATGCTCACCTGTTGTGCAGGTGCCTCCCATTTTTCAGGGGCGGCAGGTCCGGGATTTGCCGGCACTTCAGGGGTATAGATACCGCCGAACAAACGTTCCAGCTGCTCTCCATCATTTACAAACAGATCAACAGTAAGCGTTTTTTTACCCGGGGTAGATACCTGAAAATAGGGATCATCTTCTATCTCCCCGTTAAATTCTGTTACAGTGGCGTCAGCCTGTGTCAACACGCAAGTATCGCGAACCACAACGCCCAATTCTTCAAGCGCTGTGCCCATGCCGCCATCTGCGGCGATATCGCCGATTTTGAATGATGACAGGCTGTAGTTTGCTTTTTTCGTTGCCATTATGGAAAAGTTTAAATGTTTGGTGAAAAGATTTGCAGGCGCAGGTTTAAGTAATGCTCACGTAGTTCAGCTTCTTCAAACAAGGTCTGCTGTTGTATGGTGATTGTTATATCGTTTATGAACGCATCTTCCAAAATCGGTATGACAAGGGCCGCTATCTGTTGCAGTCTCTGAATATTGGGCTGGCTGTTATCGGGCTGCCCGGCAATGGTCAGCTGCAAGTTTTGCACATGAATGTTTACGTTTGCTGTTCCCTCCTGTAAACCATAGGCGGTAATTGGCAGGGAGTTGATAACAATGTCTTCCAGCAGGGAACCTACCGGTCGTTTGTAATAAATGCCACCAGATATAGCTGCAGGTACCGGTGAATTTTTCAGTAACCGGTAAATGGCCTGTGCAATATCAATGGTAGTATTCATCATGCGGCTTTCAGTTTAGCTTGGATATTTTTTATTGCTGTTTTCAATTCTTGCTCCGCTACCTGGGCTGATCCAGTAATCACATCACGCCCTTTTGATTCAACAGCCGCCGCGTAATTCATACCGGCAACGCAGATAAGGGCGAACCCATTTGCCGGCATTTCTTTTATAACGGAAACTGCCAACTGATACCCCACCCTCACTCCATCTACCCCATTTGTAGCCTTCTTCCTTCCGGTGGCCGTTTTCTGGAAATTGTCATACAGGATTTTTCCATCCTGTACGATGATGTAACCAACCGAGTTACGCAGGTTGCCGGTGATATCGTTGTAGGTGCCGTTTTTTCGAGCACTGGCCACGAATTCCTCACCGATGTATTGCATTCTGGTGATTACCGCTAACAGTGTACGATCAACCTTTGCCTGCATCTGCCTCATAATCTCCTGGGCGGTGAACTTCGGTGTGAATTTTACAACCATATCCGTGCATTTAACTGGCCCCGACTGAATTGCTTCGCCGTTTCGCGGACCATTAGGTTACCGAACTTGTCGAACACCTCGATCATTGATTCAGGTTTGATATCAGGCACCGGCAGCGGCATATAGAATATACTGGTGAACGTAATCTGCTTGCCATCCACACCCTGAAGAAACGCACTCGACGACCGCGGTTCCAGCCTTCCTTTATGCTCCCAGGCAATTATGGGTTCTGGTGTTATCCAGTTACCATTTTCGTCCTGTACTGCAGGTGGTGCGATTTTGCATTGTGCGGTATGCGGATATTGTATTACCATGGGCGTTTACCGGTAACTGTCGGTGTCAACTGTTTAATGATATCCTGCCTGCCTGCCAGACCAGCCAAGAAAAGAAGCCTTGATTTGATTGCATTCCTGTCGTAGCTGATGGAATAACCGCCTTCACTGATGTTGGCGATTGTCCACACGGAAAGCAATGCCTCGATGGCGGCCGATCTTACTTTCACGGCCATTGCGCCGGTATATAGAGCGTCTTCGCTCAGGTCGGCATCTGCCAGTACTTTGCTTATCAATGCATCGTCTACACCAGGTATCTGCAACTCTGCAATCAAGGCCTCTTTAATTGTCATACCTCAAAGAGCTGTGCTGTTTAATAAACAGCGGTTAAGATGTATATCTGATCAATAGCCTCAACCGAGGGGAAGGCATTCAATTCAACACCAGTCCATTCGCCAAACGGATTGTTTTCACTCCATTTGGAAATCAGGGCACGGTTGAAAGTGGCGTACGAAACACCAGCAACAGGGCGCATTTGTTCGATTGCAATGGCATTTTTGATGGTGCCCAGGTTACCGGCCGGTACGAAAGAAACATTGTTTGGTTCCCATGGCTGGACAGCGGTGATTTTGCCATCCTTTTCAATGCCGATAGTTGCATCTACCAACTCGATAGTTGGCCATCCCTGAGCAGTCAGGAATGAATTCACATTGTCCTGCGTGGGCAGCACATTGCCTGCTTGTTTCAGCCCCAGAAAGTTGCTCAGGAATGTGGTAACCTGCTTGGACTGAATCAGGTTCATCCACATTGCCCAGGTCATCAGCATTTTGCTGAATGTGATACCCCTCAGTTTAGCGCCAGTAACGATGTTACGGATATCATCAAAAGGTTTTGATGTATCGTAATTATCCCAGCTCACTACTGCATTCTTTTTGTTTTCAGCAGACATCAGCAGATCAACCGGGTCTGCCAAAACCAAACCGTCGGGGTTATTGTTAATTGTCAGGCTGATTTCAGCCTTTGAAATTGCTTCCAGACACATAATGTCCAGCCGCTTATGAGCCGCATTGCCCACTGTCTTTACATCGTTGAAGATGAAGTCAAGCAGCGCTTGTTTCTTTGTGTTGTCGTCTACATTCAGGGCTTGCAACACAAGGAAGTCTCGGTAATCTTCCTCGGTCATTTTGAAGGCCTCTTTAATTGCCGGGATGGAACCGGTCAATTTTTCGAGGGCGGCTCTGCTGCGCAGCGGCATCTGTGAATTACGGTCCACGATGGAGGCGGCAGCTTCAATACGTGCCCGGCCTATAGCGCTGGTGAACGTCAAAGAGGTTTGCGGGGTTGCCCATCCGAAGTACCGTTGATACCAGGTAGGGGCAAACTGGTCCAGTGCGTTATCGATGATAAGCTGCAGATTTTCTGCATACGGACCAAAAATTGATTTAATTCTTGACATGATTTGTTTCCTCCTTTATCCTGGTTCGGTTTAGAAAGATTGTGAGAAGATGATGAGAGGAAGTTTCGCCTTCATGGTGTCGGGTACTCCGCCAATCCTGCGTTCGTACACGGTACCGCGCAGCACCACAGATACACCTATCTGACCGTCTTCAGGAACGTCTACATCAGCGAAGGACAAGCCTTTCACGTTCTGATATCCGGCGTCATCCACGAATATGGCATCACCTGCAGCTACTGCAACTCCCAGTGTTGCACCTACCGTGATTGTATCATGGTCTGCATTACTGGTGTCAATAGCTGTTACATTCTGCTCACCTGATGCGCCGGATTTTACAGTATCGCCTACCTTAATCGGGCTTCCCTTTTTAACCTGGTAGGATGTGGCGTTATCAGCTGCGGGTGCAGTAGCTACTGCTACCTTGGCAATCTTGGCGATTCTGGTGGCTTCATCATACCCGATCGGTGTGCCGGCGGGGATGGTAGTACCCTTGGCTGTTGGCTCGGTTAATGTGAAACCACCTTGGGCGGTTTCCAGTACGGTTTGCCATACCGGAACACCATAGTTTAAAGTCTCCTTGGTGATTTTTAACATCTTAAAAGTTTTTTGAAGTGATTACTTCGCTGCCCCAATTGTGGCAGCAGCTGGCTTTCCTTTTTGTGCCCATGCTGCGATATCAGCTTCCACCTGTTTGGCTGTAGGATTGCTGCCCCCTGAACCACCTACGGGAGGTTCCTGCAATGACAGGCCTTGGTTTACCAATTCCTGTTTGAACGCAGTGTAATCGTTTTCGATCTCGGTCACCTGCTCGTCAATATCCCTTTCCGGGTCAATCACCCGGCCCTTTACATAGGACAGGGGGATTTTCTTGTCAGCGAGCTTTTTGTGAACCTGATCAGTAGCGGTTCCCTGCGCTTTTTCTTTTTTAAGTTCGTTCAGTTGTGCTGCGATTGCTGCCAGCTGTGCAGCCAGATCATTTTCAGCAGGTACCTTTTCAGCTTTGGCAGGATCTGCTTTGGTAGGATCGGGTTTGGCCGGTTCTTTTTTCAGCGCCTCGGTTACCCTGCGGTCCCCTTCGGTCTGAAGCAGCTGTGCATAATCGGTTACAGATACAGGTGATGTGGTCTCGAAGTCGCTAATTGCCCCTTCGATTTGGCTTTCTTCCGTTACTTTTGCTGCCAGCTTTGTGGCCAAAAGTTCCAGTACAGCTTTATGCACCCCTGAGTATTTTGCTTTCAGTTGTGCAAGTATTTTTTCACGCATAAAAAGGAAAGTGTTTGTATGCGTGCAAACTATCGCGCTGCTTTATGGCCATAAATTATAAGAATGGAACCATTAACAATGTTTCATTCTTTCTATATGAAGAGACTTAAAACCATAGCGATTACTTACGGCGGCTCGCCACTCGGAAAGAGGGAAGAGAAGGTGAGAGTACCAGCAGTGTATTACACTGTTGAAGAGATGGAGCTGCGCCGGGTAAGCAATGACGCATACACGGCCGCTATCATTCATACATTAAAATCAGAGGGTGCAGGTAATGGGGTAGTGCCAGCGGGCAGGTATATCAAGCATGAATTGGTTTTTGAGAAACGTATAGTTGAAGAGGGAGGAGCGCAAGCACTGATATTGGTAGTGGAAGAATTTGAACTGAAGGTGTTTTACTCGGAATTGATACACGATCAATACCCCATTGCGGACATACTGGACCTATTGGATTATATACGAGAAAAAAGAAAGTGCCGGCACCGGCCAGCACTTTAAACATACGTTGGATTATCCTTCATCCAGTACGGTTTATTCTTCCAACCTTCAATACGCTTTCGATTTGCTTTCACATATTGTTTGAATTCCTTGGGCACATCCTTTATGTAAGGTATGCTACTCATGTCGAAGCCGCCCAGTCCCAGCAGGTAATTTTCATACAAATCATACAGTTCTTTCGGCATGAGTATTGGCACGATATAACAGATGCAGTTCGGGTGCCAGCCGACCCAGGAAAACTCTTTTGGGTACCTTCCGGCCAGCACATCACAAATATCATACTTCGGGTGATTGGCAGAAAGGCGGATTTCATACCCGATTACAAACGGCATGTTCTTCCACCGTTCCAGATCAGAAGAGCGATAGGCCATATTTGTTTCTGTGCGGCCTATGCGTTCTGCATTCTTCGCACTGCTGCGGTAAACGCCCTGGCCGGGGTGATAAGCAGCAGCGGCCTTTGACAGTCGCAGCTTGCCTTGGTTGTCTCTCACGCGGCGGTATAAACGGTCCGGCTCCTGCAGGTATTTTTTCAGGTCCTTCGCGATTGTTTTAGCAGGCTGCCCTTCGGCAATACCGAGCCCTAAGCCGGCTTCCAGCATGCCGCCAAAGGGTTTCACCACCTTCCATACACGTTCAGACAAGTTCAGACCTTTCTCCCGTCGAGCCAGAAACCTGTCTAGGGCTGCCTGGTTCGGGTCATACAGCAGCCGACGCACTCGGTCCTTTGGAATTCGCCCGCCCAGCTGCTTATTCACCAGGGCATCGTTCTTTATGTTTGATAATTCCCAGGACTGTTTCACGCTGTTTACGATTACCGAGGTGATATCGGTACGCATCTGCTCCAATATCAGGTTTACGCGCCGCTGCAGCTCGGGATATAAAGACAGGTTGAATTTTGTTCCACGAAAGTTCAAGGTAGCAGCATATACAGCGAGTTGCTCAATGGCATCACTGTATATCTGCTGTATTTTCCGGGCAATGATCAGCAGATTACGCCTGTGCTGTATCTCGTATTTGTCAGCCTTCGGCATAATTATGCATTCAGGTTATCGAGGCTCGAAGACTTCACTCTTTCGATTTCCTGCACTGGGTCTGATACCAGCGGGTTCAGCATAATGGCTGTATCCTGGCTCATAATCCCGCCACCAAACGCCGTAGTTAAATAGTCGATCACTTCTTTGTAATCCTTCGGCAGGTAGTACTCGAATTTTGGTTTCACTTGGAGCCTGCCCGCGGTCTTGAACTTTGCCTCGTTCATAATGACAATAGCCGCCTTCATATAGTTGATGCGGCGCTGCACGCTCTCACCGAAGATTTCTTCTTTGCGAGCGGCTTTGAGGTGCGCTGATAGAAACAGCATCTTTAATGCAATACCAGAGAAGTCGCCCAGTGATTTCAATTTCTCAGGATTGATGTTTACAGTGTTGGTCATTTCGGAAATGGTATCCCTCAGTGTGGTTTGTTCCATCTTCACGGATTCCGGCGCATAGGGCCAATGCAGGTATTCGGCTTTGGCGCCGTTCTTACCCTCAATAACTTTGCCCTGTTCGCCCTTCGTTGCAAAACCTTCAATTTCACCGGAAACAAAGATGATTGGTGAGCCGAAGTAGTCGTTTGTATCACCATGGTTGGATATTGACGTTTCAAACCTTTCAATCAGTCTCTGCACATCAGCCCAATCAGGCTTAGGCTGAGCATAGTATATAACTGGTATCTTACCGATCGGATGGGCTTCTGTTTTCGGTACCCCCCACTCACCACCGGCTTTTACCCACCGGTATATAACCTTATCCAGGTAAAGGTCAAAGTGATCTTCTTTAGTGCCACCACCAATATTTACCTGGTACCCGCGCCCGAATGCGATCATATCACCCGCTGCATTGAATACCGGGTATAAAGTATCCCCCAGGGAATTGGCAACGATGCGCATACGTAGCCGGCGAGTAGCACCTGCGTTCGGCGTATCATCCCAATAACCAACTTCGGCATCCTCTGTGTACCATATTTCCGCGCATTCAGTTTCGGAAAACATTATCTCCGCTATCTGCTTGCTCTTATAGTCCAGCTTATTGTCGTCCCATGAACGCTGTATTGTTTCCAGCAGGCCATTTTGCGAATCATCTATCGGGGATGCATCCAACTGAATAGGATTACCAACAAGGAAGGCTGCAGCCAGTTGAGTAATCTGCTTCTGAATAGGCACCGGCAGCCGGCATACGGGCACGGCCTTGGTGCCGCCATCAACTTCGACCAGTTTATCAGGCCTTTGAGCTGTGTCTACAACAGCATGCGTTTCGGGGTCATACTGTTTTAAATACGTCGTCACATCACGCTGTGGCAGTTCATCTTTTATTTTTGACATCAGGTCCTGTGGGCGACCTGCTGCAATGAGTTGTTGTAATACGTCGATCTCCATGGTAGTTGTTTTATCAGTGGAATAATCCAGCTATGTTTTTTCGTTTTTTGGGTGTCACATCAATATCCGGTACCGGATAAAAGGTATTGGCCAGGGCATCAAACTTATCAGTGGACCGTTTCAAGCGCTTCTTTATTTCCTCTTTATCCTCGATCTGAATTTTACCATCACTACGGAAGCGCCACTGTATTTCCGTGGCTTCTTGCGCGAAACCATCATCAGGCGGCAGGGCTGCACCGGTTTTATTGTCGGGGTTGAGCCAGTCGCGCACAGCCCAAAACAGGTAGGCCCGCATGTTCAGGAAGGTGTATTGCCCAGTTATATCTTTCAAGGGCTCTTCATTCCAGGTGCCACCTTCGGAAAACTTAACGCTATGGATATGGTTCGCTTTGAATGTAGGTGCGGGTACGCCGCTGGCAAGCTCAATAAGTCGTGAGTAAACGCCGGCGCCTTCCCCGATCGTATCGATAAACACCTGTGGATATCTGCCAGTGAAGACATCCGTTGTCTGGTTGAATATGTTTACTATTCTGCCGGCATCACGCATGTGGTCAGCTTTGCCGCCGGCATGCACCAGGTCGAAACGCTCCACCAATTTTCCATACCTGTGGCAGAAGCAGCTACAGTCACGCCCCATGCCGGCAACGTCGGCGCCCAGGCGCAGCGGAACGTTTGGCTCGTTGCGCAGGGCCTTTATTTCCTTCCATCTCTCGTTCGCCTGCTGAATCCATTCCAAGGGGATTAATGCGCCTTCTGATACGGTCGGGAATAAGCCCAGTACTTTGATGCGGAAAAGGTCGTTGGGTCGGTACCAGCGGATTACGTTGTCCGGCCCGGCAAACTGGAAGTCCGCCATGCTTTGCTTTACGTCTTCTTCGGGCACGGGCGTGCACCATTCGTTCACCTTGTCCCACACCCAATCGTAATCCACCTGCCCGGGGATGATCTTTTTACGTTGCAGGACATTTGGCGCATTCAGGCTGTTGAGCCGGAACTTCGCCCAGCGGGCCGACTTCTGCGACTGCGCGGCATAGCCGAACGGAACGTTTGCGTTGAACACAATGAGCAGCCGGCTATTACCTTGCAGGTTACCCTCGATCGCGTCCCATATCGCCTGTGGAATACCGGAAGCCTCGGTTACCACAAACAAAATGTTCGCTGCGTGCATGCCGGTCCAGGCCTCTGTGGTGTGGCTGTCGGCCTTGAAGCCGGTCAAAAACCATTCGTCAAACTCGGTACGGATGTCGTTACCGGTAAGCCGGCCGGGCAGGCACCGGGCCTTCCTGAATATCCTGGATACTTCCGCAAACATGATATCGTTCACCTGCCTGCCGGTGGGAGCTGTCATAACGACCTTTGTGTTCTCTACCATCTCTCCGTGTTCATCCCACACTGGTGTTAGGTACATGAAGCAAACAGCGGCCACGGCCGATACAAAGTCCTTACCCCGTGAGGTGCCGGATACCACTGAGGTGAGCGGGTTCATCTGCACGGAATCCAGTATGGCTTGCTGCTCCGGGTCCAGGTCAACACGCAGCACTTCACGGGCAAACAGGTTCCAGCCACCCGGTGCCCGCCATCGGGCAAAGGCATTGACAATCTCGGGTTCTATGGTCTTTGTCTCAAACATTCCCTTTGGGATTGTGATTGCTTGGTTTTCTTTCGTCTGTTTCATAGCAGCCAAAAGAAATAGGCAGAGTTGGCTGGTTAATCCATCTTGTGTTCAAATCAAACTGCTTTTTAAGCTGGTATTTCAACGTTTCAGCAGCCCGACGCGCCAGGTCCGGATCGTTATTATCCCACTTGTTCAGCTCCATCATCAGTTCCATGCGCAACATTTCCCTTTCTGATGGCTGTGTCGGATAAAAGGGGAATGGTTTAGGTGCTGGCGAAATGGATTTCAGCTGGCTTACCTGTTCATCCGAAAGGAGATAACCAGGATCGGTACAACCAGGATCGGTACCCCATTCAAGTTCATGCGGTGTCGGTATTTCTTTCTCTTTCATATAACTACTTTTTGGTTGATGTTTGTTTCAAGAATTGCAGGAATACGGACGTCAGCGCCTCGCCACCGTGCTCTATTTTCTCGGGGGCATTGTACCCCTGCAGCTTCGCGATGTTGGCCCAGGCCGCGTTCTTATCGCCTGCCAGCTTATACTTATACTTCCGACCGATAACCTTCCGGTTCTTCCCCTTTCCCGTTGTTCGTTCGATGATTTCGATGCCAACGATGGCAGCACGTAATCGTTTCGGTAGCTTATGCGGTGGTAGCATATTACCGTCTTCGTCGAATAGATCGGCGATATCGGACGTGGCGATCGTGTGCATGCCTTTAAGCACCTCTTTTGCCGACACATCAAATTCATCTTCAAGGGCTTTACGTTTCTTCTGGATATAATCGTACAGCTCGGGCTTCGTGCTCTCGTTCCTACTGTTTCCAACCCATGTATGCGCCTTTTTGTACGCCGTGGATTCAGCATAACCGGCATCCATCGCAGCATCCACAATGGTCTTTCCGGCTATTATCCCAGCAGCAAAGGCCATATCCTTCACAGTCAATGCCATACCTGCGTAAATATTTGATTATAAATACTTTCTATGCTTTCAGCAAAGCTGTCATACACCCGTATTGCGGTCCTGGCCTTACTCACCAACATTGAGGCATGACCTTTCTGAATGCACATTGTTGCAGCCAGGTTCTTCACCAGCCCATGCTGTGGGCAGAAGTAGCTCTGTGGATTTTTGAATAGATAGGGATGGTATATGCGCAGGATAAGGCCAACGAATTCCTGCTTGGAACGGCTTATATCGTGGCTCCAATTTGTCCGGGTGAGTTCCTCTCTTGGGATGCCTCGTATGTCGCAGTATGCTTGAAAATAGTAACTGACAAGGGATGTGTCGGTTACATCTGCCTGCTGTGCTTGTTGAATGGAGAGATATTCCGACAGCAGGTCTCTGGCGAGTTCCGGGTACTTCTTGCAAAGAAGTAATCCAATGGTTGAATGATTTTTTCGAGTAAGCTGTGCTGGCATGCACGAAGTTACCTAAAATAGGTAAACATTACCCTTTACGGGTAATTTCATTTTTTGAGAAAGAAAAATATCATTTATCCAACTTTTTGGGGCTAAAAAAAAATAATCACATATGTGCACAAGCCGTCAAATGCAGTGCCCTATTGCAACACGGGAAATAAGCAGCGTTATTTCCACAGTTTGTTAATATTTCACATCTTTATAATTTCAAAAGTAGATTATTTTCGTAGAGCAAGAAAAAGCCAGCACTACACGTGTAAGCACTGGCTTTTGCAGAGGGGAATGTCCTGGTGGGCCTGCTCGGGCTTGACATCTGACCAGGCCGGTTCGATTCCGGCATTCTCCATCAAATCGGCGCTCTATTTAGGGCGCCTTTTCTTTTACAAGTTTACGGCACTGAAATGGGAAGAAAAAAAAAACCTGCTGAAAAAGCATTTTCAAGTTACGCAGAACAGATATTTACATATTTAATTAACAGATAATCAAGGTGATTAATGTTAATAATTATGAGTCATAAGTGGATAATTTGGTACAGTACTGGCGGCCGACGTTTCGTAAGCCTGCTAATATTAGCAGGTATGGTCTTCATAGGCCAGGTAACATTTTCGTTTTGCCGCTGGCGATTTTATCATACAGCGTCTCCTGGCTTTTTGCGTCATAGGCAAAGGGCAGGAACATCTGCAGAGGGGCGGCTTGTCCAAGAATGATCATGGTGCACTGTACTGCTGTCCAGTCAGCCAGTATTTTCCAGGCGGTACTCTCCGCCTGCTTCATGTACCGTTCTTTGCTGTCGGGCTGTGGCCGTTTAACTTCCCTCCACAGGATACTGAAGCATTCCTGCACCTGGGCTTTCAGGTGGAAAGCCAGGGTTTGCCCGATCTGCTTGTCGTACAGTAAGAAAGTGATACCGGTACAGACTTTATCTTCGTACTGCTTGTTGATATTGCTGGCGCCTACTTCCACCAGGTATTCCTCGATCTGGGCCATGGACCGGCTGGCCGGCACCTCGGATGTATAGTTTTTGATGTTCATGGTATTGTTGTTATGGAAATGAAACTCTGTCGCCGCATTCGTCGCATTCGTAAGTCTGGATTCCTGCAGGGGATGTATTGCCGACCAACTTATATTCTCCCGTTTCACACGATTCACATGGAAACTCGCGGTCCCGGACAACGGGTGTTACCGGCTTATCCGGTGGCTTGTAGCCAGCTGGGTACTGAACATAGATGCCTTTATACTCCTTTTCCATTGGGTACCTCCTTTGGTTTTTCTGTTATCTTAAACTCTGTTACCCATAACCAAGGGTTCGATTTTAAACTTTCCAACCCGTTGATTTTCTCCCACAAGGAAGAAAACGAGCCGATAGGTGAATCAGTC